AGGAGAATGAGGAACTCAAAAGCCTCAATCACTTGAAAGATGAACTTATCGCAAGACAAGAAGAAAACATAAAAACTCTGCGGGAGGCAAATAAGCCATGATAGAGAAACATCCTAGCTGGGATATTATAGACAGCACAAAGTTAAACAACTTCCTCGAATGTCCTCGCTCCTATTTCTACGAGTACATCCTTGGTTGGCGTTCAGAAGCACCTAACCTCCATCTGGAGTTTGGTAAGGCCTGGCATCTTGCCATGGAACATCTTATCCTAAATGGCTACAGTGACAAAGTCATTGCAGAAGCCTATGCTATGTTCCATGAGCACTATCGGAAGTTCTTCCCTGAACTTCTCGATGAAGCTAATGCACCTAAGAATCCTGCAAATGCACTACGTGCACTCGTACAATACGCTGACGAGTATAAGGACGACAAGTTCACTCCTGTATATACGGAGATAGCAGGTACGGTGCCTATTGATGATGGTAAGGCCCTTCACTTCAGAATGGATTCCATACTTATGGATAGTGATGGAATGATAAGAAGTCTTGAACATAAGACAGGCAGTACTTTGAGTCGGCAGTGGACAGACCAATGGTCCTTATCGGTACAAACAGGTACATATAACCATGTCTTGTATTGCCTGTACCCTGCCGAACAAGTCTGGGGAGTTGAAATCAATGGAGTTTTCTTTCAGAAGAAAGAGAACAAGTTCCAACGAGTCCCTGCCAGACGCAGTCTGCCTATGATGAATGTATGGCAGTGGATGGTTTGTCATACTATGAACATGATAGACTTTGAAACCAAGCGGATGCAAGATGTAAAGGAAGATGCCCTTGTAATGGAGGCCTTCCCACAGAACCCTACAAATTGCACAAAGTACTTCGGTTGCAAGTATCATGACTATTGTATGGCTTGGCCTAACCCGATTGCAAGATGTGAAGAAGTACCACTTGGTATGAAACAAGAGTGGTGGAATCCAGCTGATGAAGAATCAACAGCTAAACATGTATTTCACTTGGAGGAAAAGTAAGATGCTTGATATAAAGAAAGAACTATCCGACTTACAGACAATGTATAAAGATAATGCCAGGACAAACACATTCAACGCTTTGATATATGGACCTATGGGAACTGGTAAGACCAACTGTGCTCGCACTTGTCGAGGGCCTGTCCTCATCCACTCGTTCGACCCTGGTGGAACAAAGACAGTTCGTGATGAAGTAGAAGCAGGCCGTGTCTATGTGGATAACAGGTTTGAAAATGAAGACCCTCTGAACCCATCTGCTTTTGCAGCTTGGGATAAAGAGTATCATCGCCTCAAGCAGGGAGGTATGTTTAATAATATTGGTACCTATATTATCGATAGTGGCACGACATGGTCCTCTGCAGCTATGAACGTGACCCTCAAGAAAGCTGGTAGACCAGGTGGTACGCCCCAGCAGAATGACTACCTACCCACTATGGTTCTTCTTGAGAATGCTATAAAAGACATCACCTCCCTGCCCTGCGATGTTATTCTTATCTGTCATGAAGATACGGATAAGGATGAAGCGAGTGGAAAGATGTTCGTTGGACCTCTGTTCATTGGCAAGTTGAAGTACAGAATACCAATTCTGTTTGATGAGATCTATTATGCCTGCACCAAGGAAAGCAGTGCAGGTGTGAAGTATTTCTTCCTGACTCGTGCAACTGGCTTGTATAAAGCAAGGACACGGTTAGGGAAAGGAGGTTTATTCGAGACGTATGAAGAGCAGGATATAAAAGCCCTGCTGAAGAAAGCTGGATATGATACCAGCGATAAACAAATCTAACAGTCGACGTAGACGACGACGAAAAGGAGAACAACATGAGTTTCTTAGGACAAGATTTCGAGAACGTATTTGAGCCGAAGAGTGTTAAGGAAGGTGAGTATCAGTTGAGAGTAGTTGATGCTCAGACGAAGACCAGTGCCAAGACTGGTGGAGAGTATATCAGTGCTAAGCTTGAGATAGTTGGTGAACCTGAAGCTAAAGATATCAATCACGTTATGATGCTGCCCACTGCCAATGATGATATTAAGCAGAAGAACAAACGCCTGTCTGCTATTTCCAACTTCCTCAAAGCCTGTGGTCTTGACCCTGCAACTACCAATAACGTCAACGAAGTTGTTGGTTGCAACTGCTGGGCAATCCTCGTAGAGGAAGCCGACCCTGAGTACGGTATGCAGAATCGTGTTCGTAAGTTTGTGGCAGGGAGATAATTTATGGATAACTGGACTAACAGACATAAAGGTATGGTGTGTAGTACTTGCCGCTTCTATGTAGTCAAGGAAGCAGAGAAGAAAAATGCAAAAGAAGTTGGCAGATGCAGACGTCATGCTCCAGTTGTTGGGGAAGGATATCCTGTGGTATTTCCTAGCGATTGGTGTGGAGACCATAAGCTTGACGAGAACAAGATTTAACTAAGAATATGGGGAGTATAGCTAGCCACTATACTCCCTATGTTCAATTTTTGAACAAAGGTAAACATAATGGAAGATCGAAGACTATCAGTAAAGATATCACATGAAGAACAGATAAGGATGCACAACCTACTCCCAGCTGGAATCATCAGTAAAGTAATACGCCTGCTCCTATTGCAAACACTTGACCTTGTGGAAAAGTATGGGGCTGTAGTCCTTGGTGCAATCCTAAGTGGTAAATTATCAGCACTGGATATACTGAGAGAGGAGGAACGAAATGGAACTCAGCGACCTAAAGACAACGCTGACTGAGTTGTCGGATCAAGAACTGTTTGACCTTATCAAGGGGATACGTGCGAGTAGACGCACACCTAAAGCGACAACAAGTACAAAACCAAAAGCAGCTAGGAAAGCCAAAGCAGAATCTCCAACAAGTATAGATGCCCTGCTCAGTGCTCTTTCCCCTGAACAAATTGAAGATCTTATTAAACAGATGGAGGCTATGTAACGATGAGTATTGATTTGAGAACTATTAGTATTGAAAAGATAATCCCTGGAGAACGCTTTCGAGTTGAGTATGGAGATATAGATACACTAGCCGCTAGCTTGAAGAAAGAAGGTATCATCCAACCACTGGCAGTTCGTGCTTGTGCTGGTGATGAAAAGTATATCCTGCTTGCAGGTGGTCGTCGTTATAAGGCCTGTCTGCAGGCAGGTATCAGTGAAATCCCTGTGCGTGTATATCCTGATACACTCAGCGAGTTGGAAATGCGTAGCATTGAACTGATGGAAAACGTAGCACGCAAGGACCTAAGCTGGGTTGAAGCAACTAACCTCAATAAAGAAATCCATATCCTTCAGCAACAAATCTACGGCAAGAAAACAAGCACAAGTCCTGATGCAACTGGTGTCTCCATAAGGGATACGGCTAAGATGTTAGGCCAATCAGTTGGTGGTCTGTCTGACGACATTAAGCTTGCTCAGGCAATCGAAGTATTTCCGCAAATAAAAGAAGCAAAGACAAAGTCTGATGCTATGAAAATGCTCAAGCGTTTGCAAGAGGATTTAATAACAGAGGAAATTGCCAAGCGTGTGAAGAACAAACAAGCCAACTCGAGTATTGAAGTTGTCCAACATGAACTTATTAACAAATATATTCTCAAGGATTTCTTCGAGGGTATCAAGCAAGTACCTGATAACAGCATCGACATTGTTGAGATGGACCCGCCTTACGGCATCGACCTTCACAACTTAAAGCGTCAAGATAGTACAAAGAATAGCACTCGCCACTATAACGAAGTCCCTGCTGAATTGTATAGCGACTTCCTCATGCGTGCTTTCAAAGAATGC